CAATCTGCCAACGGTAGGTTTGATGCTTCTCTTATTTATAGGCATACTGGTGAAGATGACCGTATGGACGGCGCTTCGAATCATACAAAAGCTGTAATTTTTGATGACTTTTTGCAAAATACTGAGTGTCAAAAAGGTCACGCTAATTTATTTAGAATGGCTGTCGGCTTTGATGATTTTAAACCAGATCAATCCGCTTTAGATAGGAAAGGTAACGTGCATATAAATCCTTATATTGTACTAGCCTCTACTAACTATATGCCTAAGCATTTCCTTGATAGATCAACATCCTCAAGTTTGGGATTAGTAAGTCAATACGCATTTGTTCGTCGTATTGATTATATTGTTAAACCCGAGTGGGATACTAGGTATCCTTGTCCTATCGAGATAGACCAGCAACATGTAGAGGAGTTTAAAATAGCAATTGCTCATTTGAAGATTCGTTTATTTACGGCTACTCCCCCTCGAGATGAAGGTCAACCCTTTATTGTCGAAGAGGAGGTGATTACTTTTAATGAGTTTTATGATGAGAGGATCTTTAAAGTCTTGAAACATCGTATTAGACATAAGGATGAGAGAGAAACTGTATTTGACTCTCTGGTTCTTCCTGATCACACGATTGTTGCTCAAGGAGGAATTAAAGATGTACCAATTTTGACCCCGACCCCTAGCTTGATTAATCCTAAGATAGAGGAAGAAGAAGATGAGATTACACGGCTTTTACACGATCCTGATACATTGCCTGAAATTCCACCTGCCTTCTTTGCCGATCTATCCAGACCACCTTCACCTAGCATCCTTGGTAAGAAGCTCCGAGAGTACAACAGTGAGGAAGAAAAGGAGAGGATTAGGCAACTCTATGAGAAGCGTAAACATTTAGATATCTTTGATGATGCTGCAAATGAAGAGCAGCAAACTTTGATAAATAAGATGAGCGAGACCTTTAAAGAAAAGATTGGTATGCCTTTTGTCCTACAGACGGAGGCTTTCCATTTATATCTCTTAGAGAAAGTTCGCACTCTTAAAGTCGAGAAAGAAGATGAAACTAGTCGCTATCAGCGCTTCCGGAGATGGTTAACTCAAACACTTGTTGTTAAGAGTCTCGGAGGTGACCAAGTAGGCTTTAGTTTCTTTGCCGCTTTCCTTTACTCATATAGTTCATATATATATGGAGCTATGGCTATGTTCGTTTATCTCTTTGGAGGCTATTGGGCAATGATCCCTATTACCTCCATATATGCTACGAGCTGGTTCTTAGGTGCCTATGTTTTCCATAATAAGATGGCTGTTAGAATTAGAGCATATGCAGTTATATTGATATGCTCTATTGTTGCAATTGCTTACTATATGTATTTTGCTCAAAATGCAAGCATTTTTGAGCAAGAGTCCAATGAACATGATAAGCGTAAGAAGCCAACTCCTAAGAAAGTTCCAATAAGTGAGATTGTTAATGAAGGAGATTCTAATTCGTTAGACCTCGTTAGTACTATGTACGTTAAGAACATGGGTACTATGACGGTCTTTGCTACTAAAGGCTCAGATGCCAATGCCATTACGGTCAATTATATTGGCTTGTTTGGCAACATCTTTGCAACGGTTGGCCACGTGTTTGACGGCGCAAGAGCTGATACTCCTATCACCTTTATGCGACCCGGGCAAACAAGAGTGGTCACCACCTATGATCAACTCCGAGAAATTAAGAGTTTGAAAGATTCAGATATAACGTTCTTTAGATTTGGCCACGATGCTGTTCGTGATATTCGTCGTCATTTCATAGAGAGTGCAGATCTTTCACATAGATTGATTGATAGGTATGGCTTGAATTATAGTGAATTGCAGATTGCACTCCCCACTTATAATGATAATCAGCCTACTATTAGAATTGGTAGTTCTCTCGAGTATGAACCCCCGAATCCTATGAGATCATATAGAACGAGTGAATCCCCTGCTCCTAAGGTAGGAATGATCTTGTCTCAAGGTATCTCCCAATCTGGAGATTGTGGAGCACCCTGGATTGTTCAATCTTCTAAATGGCCTCGAAAGATTGTTGGACTACATGTTGGTTCAATCCCCGCTAGGCATAAGATGGCAGCTGTTCCTATATTTAGAGAACAGCTTGATCAACTTTACTCTGCCTATTACGGAGTTGAAAACCCTATTGTGGATTATCGCCTCCAAGATGAAAATCTACAAGAGGAATCGCATGTAGAACCTGCACAACCTGAGGATATCAAACATTTCCCTGATTATCTTAGAGTAATATCCAAAGTTAATAAGGGTTATAGCATACATATGCCAGAAAAGTCCGATATTTACCCTAGTGTATTACAGAAGATGGATTTGCCCCCTGAATTCAAAGTAATCACTAAACCCGCTAACTTGTCCATACGTTCTGATCCTTTAGGAAGGCGCCCTGATGCGTATTTCTTGGGAAAACAACGGTATGATTGTGATAAATCTGCTACCAGATTTATTCACCTTTGTGGAAACCTTCTTGGAACCTACGAAGCTAAACCCCTTTTAGTTAATGTGCCCTCTAGGTTAAGTCCTATTGAGGTGATTAACGGCGTTCCGGCCTCTAATGTGAACGGTTGTAATCAAACAACTAGCCCGGGATGGCCATGGGTCAAGTTACCTGGAGTTGGTAAAAGAAAAGTCTTAGACGTATACCCGCCGGAACTTGGTGAGTGTGGAGATGAGACTAAGTTGACCGCATGTGAATGTCCAAAATGTGTCGATAGGTATCTCACACCTAGAGAACGCTCTTATTTGCCTGATTGGGGTAAAGTACTAGTTCCAAAACCATTCTTTAAGAAGAGAATACTTGAATGTATTGAACTCTTGGAAAAGAAATGTGTTCCAAATTGGATCTATACCACTGTCCCTAAAGATGAACTGCGAGATATCAATGATATCGATACACTTAACAAAACCCGTTATATACAAGTTTGTCCCTTCGATCAATACATTGTT